CGTGATGTCGCCCCCGTAAATCGTTCCAAATTTTTGTCCGTATAATTATTTATGGCACCAGTCGCAGGTACTTGTGTAGTGTCTACATGATATAATCTCACCCTATCATATCCCAAATATTGCTGATTAATAGTAGCGTCGGTGGTAGACACTGTGGTTCGCCAGGTTGTTCCAGATGACCATGTAGTTGTAGTTCCAGAAGCGAGGACATCCTCACCTTTTTCAGCAAAATTCGGTTCCATTTCGTTTTTAATATATGGCAATGCCACACTTGGCAATCCATACCATAAATTCTGTTGTTTTCGACCACCGGTCATTCCTGTTCCAGAATGTGGTTCGGGGGTGCCTGTAAATCCTGTGTAATCCCATTGAGTAGTGTAATTAAAATATTGCATACCGCCTCTTGGCTGAGCATAGGCCTTATCACGGTATTTTTTTGGATAAATAACCCATACTAATTCTTTTACTGGATGGGTAAAATTGAGCTTATAGTTGATAGTATCTGTATTAGACGATGTCGTATCTGATCCAATCTGTATAGTCTCTATTAGGTATTCATGGGCACTTTGTGCGAACCTTTTGCGTTCATCCACATCAAGATATATATAATCGGCGTAAATATTGGTTGTTGCGAAAGATGGCTCTGTGGAAAAGATACTATTACCTACCGCAGTTCGATAATTTGTATTATTTTCATGGGACCCCCATATACAGTTTTCTAAATCTTCAAATTCAATTTCGATATTCATGTCGGCATGTGACAATGCGACAATTGGCAAAGCGAGACCTGGATTCTTACAAAACCAAAATTGTAATGGGATATATAGGTCAAATGTTTCATTGTCGGAAGTGAAAAATGAATATTCGTTGCCATCATTTACTTTATTTGTGGTCTGAATTTGTGTCAAATATGGCGTATTTCCCACCATTTCGGCATAGGCTTCAGCCTTTCCTGCCTTTTGACTTAATTCGTTGCTAAGATGATACCATTCGCCATTGTGTTTATCAATTTCCGTTCCACCTATATTGAAACTGATTTTTTTCAAGAGGATATGTCCTAGCCAATTGAGCCACCTGAATGCCTTATAGTCATTTTCGACACATTTCACTTTTCCCGAATTAATTTTTATTTCCAGATATAATTTGTGGAGTAGGTCAGGTCCCTTTAGTATGGAACAAACACTACTTGAGCTGAAATTTGGTGTGCCATTAAATGTTAGTTTTCGCGATTCTATGGCAAAATTGGTGTGTCGTCTGTAGACAATTTTGAAAAAAGTAATTTGTGGATTGCCTGTTAGATATAAATCTTGTGCTCCGTATGCTACTAATTGCAGTAATCCTCCTGCCATTATTATTATTAAATATTATTATTCGTTAAATTCTTTAAGTAAAACTTCGGTGGTTGTTAAATCACTTAAGGAATAATAAATATCCATATTTATTAATTATGTCCTTTAAGACTAAAATAAAAAAAAAGAATACTAATGGTTCGCGCATAACGCTGGAAGCAAAACATAAGGAAATATTAGACCAATTTGCGGAAAATAGCCGCCAAGCGAAAACACATATCGCCGAAATTGCCGATAATAGGGCGGAAATAGATTCTATTGGTCATAAATCATTGGATGACGAAAGTGTAGAAACACGATTACATTTGATGGATAATATAACGCAACTGGAGACCACCATTAGTTCAACTAAGAACGAAGATATTTCCTATCTACTAGATAATGGTAACTTATTATTCGATTACTATAAAAATATCGATAATGTATCCGATGGAAAGAAAACTAAAATAAATAACATAAAAAAACTGAATGATAATAATCAAAAATCGGTAATGGAATATTTTTCAAAAAATATTCATGCCGAGGATGATGTTATGGATACCGATTGTAAAGACCATATTTGTAATGAGTATTTCTTTAACACAGATAGCAATTTCGTTAAACCTATTAATAATAATAATGTGGATTTGTGTCCGATATGTCATATAGAGCGAACACTATATTTATCCGAGGGAAGAACCGTTTGCCATAAATGCGGCGATGAAAATAGTATTCTAATTGATAGCGACAAACCATCCTATAAGGATCCACCAAGAGAAGTCACCTATTTTTCATATAAGCGTATAAATCATTTTAATGAATGGTTGGCGCAATTCCAGGCCAAAGAGACCACCGATATTCCACAGGAAGTCTATGATGAAATATTGCGAGAATTAAAGAAAGAACGTGTTCGCGAAATGACCAATCTACAACCAACTAAGATACGTGAAATATTGAAAAAATTAAAAAAAAATAAATATTATGAACATGTGCCACATATAATTAATAAGATGAATGGTATATCGCCACCCGTAATTACCAGGGAAACTGAAGAGACTATGCGGCGAATGTTTAAGGAAATCCAGATACCTTTCCATAAATTTTGTCCGAAGGACCGCAAAAACTTTTTATCCTATTCGTATGTGCTACATAAATTTGTAGAATTGCTGGAATTAGATGAATTTATACAATGTTTTATGTTGCTAAAAAGCCGCGAAAAATTACATCAACAAGACCAAATATGGAAACAAATCTGTAACTATCTTAATTGGCAATTTATTCCTTGTATCTGAGCCGGAGGCAGAGCCGGAGGCTTATTGATCGGTGTCAGCAGATTTGACGATATTAATTGCCGGTGCCATCGTATCTACCAGGCAATAGGTTATAGTGACTATGGCCGAAACGACAATGATATCATCGCGGTTCAATTTACGTGTGTTGTATAGAGCTAATACTAATATAAGAAACATGATGGCGAATTTTATTAGTCGGCGAATAAACTCTCTCGGATTAATCATATAATATATGGCAATATATATAATATGACATGTCATATGACATATGACTTAAAGACAAGTATGATTTAAATCCATATAAGATGACCGAAGAATTTCTTGATAACGATTCACCTATACTTGGACAAGGCTATGTTTGCCTTTCATTTATTTCACCCGAAACAATGATTAAACAAAAGGAAATGTTCATGTTTCATCGATATATGACCAATAAATTTAAAGACTATGCCGAAACGATTGATCGTAGTTTAGAAAAGAATAGTGGAAACGAGTCGGAATCCGCATTAAAGAAATTAGAAAAAAACCTAAAAGAAAAAGCTAAATTAGAGTTCACCTATAACTATGAACAATTTAAAAGTAATTATGGCGATTTCCTTTATAAACATGGTGATGAATTAAACACGGTGTATGATAAATCAGTTGATTTTAAAACATCGGTACGCGGTCTTAAAGTTCGTGGAGTATATGAAACCTATAAGGAAGCCGAAATTCGTGCTAAGGCTCTTCAGCGACGCGACCGTTCATTCCACGTTTTTGTGGGAACGGTAGGTGCCTGGCTGCCTTGGAATCCAGAGGCCGATAAAATCCAAAATGAAGAATATTTGGAAGATGAACTTAATACACTCATCCAGGAATACAAGAAAAATCAGGTCCATAAGGATATGCTTTATGAACAAGAAAAACAAGATCGCAAGACCGACGTGATGAAACAGAAAATTGCCGAAGAGGAACTCCAAAAACAAGAAGATTCTAACAAGGAACATATGGCTACAATTGAATCTAATTTGGAACAAGATGACCCATGGATGACAGCGAAAGCCGTGGAAGCAACGGACACGGCGAAAGCAACGGACGCAGCTAATTAAATTTTATTTACTTATTTTATTATGAGAAGTGTAGCTCTATTTATATTATGTTCGCTCATTTTTTATTTGGTTTATTTTGTTATGAATGATAAATTGATTCATACAGAAAAAGAAACTATAATTAGATACAAGGAAGTTCCTAAAAAATTATTGGATGAACAATATACATTTGATAATAATGATTATTATGATAAACTGGTTGAACAACCATCCAAGTCCATTATGAAGAGAATAAAAGATGCACAATCGGATATATCGCTATAGCAAGCGATATATTATCGCTTGCTATAGCGATAATATATCGCTGCTATATATAATGAAGCCATTAACCTTGGTATTATTTACTATTAGCATAGTATTTTTAGTAATAGGCTATATGGAATTGAAAATAACCGCGAAACAAAAACAAAAGATCATTGAATATCGCTTTATACCGCGCTCACTATTAGAAGACCAGATAAACCCTGTTAATTTGGAAACTAGTTTTGTCGACATGTTTAATAAGAGTAATCCATATATGTATAATAATACAGGTCTAGAAAATTCTAATTTGGTCTAGAGCGGCCTAGAGCGGCCTAGCTCGGCCTAGAGCGGCCTAGAGCGGCCTAGAATGTCTTCTTTACATTGATTGGCGGCCCACGTTTTCGATGATTCAATGGGTCAAATTTTTCATCGTCATCTGATTCATAGCCGCTATTATTATTATTATATTGCCAGAATTCGGGAGCACCAATTGTGAATTTCTCATGGTCTTGGGCCTTATACCAAAATACCTGATCCTCTAATTTATTACTTTTAGAATTATTATAGATGACTAGACAATTATAGTCTTCCGTACATTGGTCCATTACTTGACAGAAACAATCAAATGTGGGAAACATACCAGCATAATGCTCGTATAAACGTTTGCGATTAGAAACATAATTTTCACGTAAAATAAAAACATAGTCGATATTTGTCCGCAAATTTGGCGGTATTCCAAGGGCATACTGCATTGTTATAATGAATAATATAAAGTAGTGCCTACCATTCATAAAAAATGACCGAATATTTATGTCACGCACCCATGTATTATCATATATACAATCATCCAGAATTAAAAAGGCATTGGGATTTATTTTAGATGAACCATTTACAGCTTCCTCATGTTTCATTTGTTTAACTACCTTTTTCTGCCGTTTCATAGCATTTGCCACCACTGTGGATGAATATTCGTCGTGAATAAATAGGCTCGGTATCATATGTCCATAGAATTTATTAGCACCCTCCGTCCCAGAGATTACCGTTCCTAAAGGTATATGTCGCATATGATAAAGTAGGTCTTTTACCAGAAAACTTTTACCGGTGTCTCGTTTTCCTATAAATACGCATACCTTATCAGAACCAATAGAACGAATATCGAATTTTTTCAACTCTAAATTCATTTAAATTTTATTTAGAATTTTATTCCTACTAATTGACGCGATGCTATTTAAAGAAATATAATAGCATCCATATATAATATGAAGTTTAATACATTATCTTCTGAATATATTGTCAATCTTCAAGCAGATTTTTCATCACATCTACAATTCAATTCTATACAATGTTACAACCCAATTTTCGGCAATTATATGGAAATTGACAATAATCCCGAACATAATGTGTTGAAAAATAAATACATCATCAAAAGGATTTTGACAACTGATAATATAGAAGAAGAGGGTGATATGAAAAAAGATTCTTATATTAAAGAATTCATTTCGGCCAGTGTCCTAAATCAATATTCCAAACATGAACATGACCGCGACATATTTATTAAATTTTCACCTATACTTGACGTAATTCAATATTTATTGAATGAATATAATGTATGTCACGACACACGCTTACCAAATCTTCATCAAAGTTTCTTATGCGATAAAATTAATAATTTCCAGAACGCGGCCTATATTGATGCTTTTTTCACCTATATAGGCAGTAAGATGACGGAATCGGGTAAGGCACCGACATTCCCCATATTTTATGGCACCTTCACGGGAATACGGGAAGACTATAAATATGATATTACAGAAGATTATTCGCATATTAAATTCAATAATATTTTTCAGAAAAATAAAAATAAGATGTTCATGATGGTTGAACATGAAATAGAAACTACGGGGTCATCTATTGCCGATTGCGAAGATATGAATATTGCCGATGGTGACATTGGCGAATTAATACTGGATACATTGGACCTAGAAGGCCTAGACGGCCTAGACGGCCTAGACGGCCTAGAAGGCCTAGACGGCCTAGACGGCCTAGACGGCGTCTCTTCCACCAGACCATCTATTAGTGATGGCGACGTTGGTATCATAGCTATTGACGAAAACTATATGTTTGACGATATTATTGATAACAACAACACCTACAAATATTGTAAGTTCAAAGAATTCCCAGTTCAAGCAATATGCATGGAGAAGATGGATATGACATTAGATGATCTAATTGATGAAGAAGACTATAATATTACCGACACGGAATGGAAATCTATATTGTTCCAGACGTGTTTCGGCCTAGCAGTCGGCCAAAAACAATGCCAATTTATTCATAATGATTTACATTCGGCGAATATCATGTTTAAGGTCACCAAAGATGTATTCATATATTTTAATGTTAATAATAAATATTACCGCATTCCTCTATTTGGAAAAATTACTAAAATTATTGATTTCGGACGAGCGATATTTACACATGATAATATATTATATTTCAGTGACGTGTTCGATGAAAATGGTGATGCGGATGGACAATATGATTATCCCGAAAATAATAGCCTCAAAAATTGTAAAATTAAACCCAACCCCAGTTTTGATCTGGCGCGACTCAGTTCTACCATTATAGAACATTTCGAAATAGAAACTAAAATCTATAAATTATTGAAAACCTGGATTACAGACCGACATGGATATTTCTTATATAATGACGAAGATGATTTCGACTTATATAAGAATATTGCTAAAAATGTAAATAATGCGGTGCCCATTAAACAATTGGTAAAACCGATTTTCAAACAATTTATAGTTGAAAAAAAAAGTATTCCTAAGGGAACCTATATATATAAGTATTAGTCGCCAGGCATGCCTAGGAGCCAGGCATTAGCATGCCTAGGAGCCAGGCATTAGCATGCCTAGGAGCCAGGCATTAGCATGCCTAGGAGCCAGGCATT